CGTTCTGGTGCACGTGCAAGTCTGTATATGACCAACGCATCTTCCATCATCCTTAACTGGTTGATTGGTTTCAATGCTTTGTGCATATGCGAAATTATTTTCTTACGATCCTCTGTCAATAACCCAGATGTGACATACGACACTGAGTCATTTGTCATCTTAATACCACTGGTTGATGACCCAGGCTTCTCTTGATAGATAAAGAACTCTTCAGTCTTTTCTACAATCTTTGCTCCAGTTGCAGGATCTTTTTTGAATTTGACTTTCTTAACCTTACGCATTTTTGCGGAGTCAATAGGTCTTACTTCTTGTATACCTTCTTTAGGTGATGACTCATTCAATATTAGATGATGATACAAACGTCCGTCTACATACCAACGTCTGAATATATCATGACCTAGTTCTTTGAAGTTCAACATACCATAAATGTAATCAAATTCTTCTTTAATTAATTTTTTGATTTTGTCTGGTGCATCTACGTCATCCAGATTAATATCAAGTGTTTGTTCTAGTTCACTGCCAGTAATCGCTTCATTAACAATATCCTCGATTGCGGCATCCACTTCTGGGTGCATCGCATTTCCACGATATTTCATTATTAATTGATAGTTGTCCTTTGAATCGTCACCGTCTAGGTTTAGATACTGACCGTAGTGTGTACCAGAGGCAGTTGCATAACTACCACCCTCATCGTCCCTTGGGGGAACAATGGATGGAAGTTTCTCTTCATCTTTGTTTTTGGCACGTTTGATTTCGAAACCAAATAACTTTAAACCATTATTTTCTGCCATTGTAGTCCTCAGATAAAATAATAGGGCGGCAGTATTACCGCCCTATCTGTTATTTAGTTAACTAGTTGTATTACTTTCCCAGTACTGGTATACCCAAGTACATGTGAATCTTTCGATGTTGTCATTGTCACCGAATGATAATGGGATAGGTGCGAGATCCTGTGGATATGCACCTCTAAAGTTATACGTCTTGATTACGTCACCTTCACGATCCAACTGTTCAACTTTAAGATCTGCTTCGTATGCAACTGGAACCGCAAGACCAGTATTGGCATTGTGTCCGTTGATACCATTCATCCAACGCTCTAGTGCGTCACGGATTGCAAAATCTGTATCGTTGATTATAGTTGTTGTCCATTCAGCAAATGTACGATCCCCTGCCATCTTTAATTGACGACCTCTGAAAGGAACCATTATTTGACCAAATGTCGATCCAGGCAGTTCCGCTGCTTCAACTAAGAAAGATGTCAGTTCTGGATTACCATCTGCAAATGCAGGATAGTTAATGGTAACTTGGAAGAGATTAGGACGTGCGCCCCCACCTCTTAGTTTTGCTTTGAAATCGTCTACTCCTAAAATTGCCATTGTCTACCTCCTTACACCGTTCCTACGACTTCTTCGAAGTCAACGCCTGTACGAACAGCAACAAAGTTTAGAGTGACGTAGTTGATTGAACGTGCAGGTTTAATGAAGATATTTGCAATAAACTCGTTACGATCAATCACGGCTCCAGTGTTGTTGGTTTCATCACAGACCACTTTAAAGTCTGTAATACCCCTACGACCTTTCACCTCACGTAGTACTGGTTCTACTATGTTGACAAACTCTGCACGAGTAAACTCATCGTTGAACTCGAACATAACTTGTTCTGCCGCTTTACCTATCGCACGTTCTAGAACTAAGAATAGTCTTCGGACGTTGATCCTGTCGAATGCAGATGGGCGACCAAGTTTAGTTTTGTCACCGAACAACAGTACACCTTGGCCTGGGATGTTTGCAATGGGGTTGACCCCTGCTTTGTATAGTGTATCCCTTTGTGCCTTTGTAGGTGACCAAGTAATTGCAGTGATACCTAGATATCCACCACGTCTTGAACCTGCAGGAGAGAACCATGGTGCGCGACTTAAATCTGTTGCGGCCATGATACCTGCAGTAGATGATGCGGCAGGGATCTGAATAAACTGATCATTGAACTTGTCGTACACTTTCAAGAAGTTACCATCCATTACTAGGTATGATGAACTTGTGAAAGTATCGGCGGTTGTAGTGATATTGCTTGTTATTGTTGCAGTATTAGTCAAATTAATTACGTCTGACCTTGCAGGTGAAGCACAGACTACGCAATCTTTACGTAGACTTGATGCTGTTGCAATCAAATCATTCACAACGGTTGTCTGATCTGCACGACTGTTCATCGATGGAGCGACTAAGAAGTCAACTTCTACGATGTCCTTATCTTCGAATAGATCAAAACCTGTCAAGACTTCAGATGTTCCTAGTGCACCTGAGTTTGCACCTTTTGTGAATGTGTGATCTGTTGCTGCAGTTAAGCCTGGTGAGAAGTTGTCACCAGAATCTGCAGTAGTACCTGCACCTGCACCAGCATAGTCTGAGTCGAATCCAACCATGTGGATGTATTCGGATCTCGCATTGACTATGTCTTTTGCATAGTTAGTAGTACCATCAGCATTTTTTGCATCACTTGCAATTGAAACAAAAGGATATCTTTCTAGTACTGTACCTTTTGTTCCTGTTAGTTCGCCACCATTATCTACAACTACAACGTGAACTTCGTCATTGGTTGCATTCTTATTAGATGCATAGTCTGATGTGCCTGGCGCAGCATCAAAGTCATCTTTGTATGACCATGCATTGAATGCAGTACTATTAGGTGGACATATTGATACTTGAATTGAGTTACCTAATTCGCCTGGGTAACGTGCAATTAAAGTGTGTGAATCTGAATCCAGAGCGCTCTGTTGTGCCGCAAAATCATCATCATTCTTTACTAATTCCATAGGTAAGGAACCATCATTATCTGTACCCAACTGTCCTGTAGTAGAACGAGCATTTTGTGCAGATGATGTTACCTCACGTACAACTTGTAAAGAACCTGAGTAACGTAAAAAGTAAGATGCGCTATGGAAGTCTATGGTATTTGCTGAGTCTGGAGATGCAAAAGTGTTGACAAGAGATGTCTCGTTGTCTATCAATACTCTTTGCTCTGCAGGGCCCCAACGAAAGTTCCCAACAGTTGCGCCAGTAGTTGACTGAACGTTTGGTACGCCACCAGTCAGATCTATTTCTTTGACTACAACAGCTGGAGAAGCAGACGGTGTTGAAAGTGCCATTTTATCTTCCTCTGTTAAAAATTATATGAACCATGATACGATTAGTCAACATACCATTATTTATAATTTAATTACTTTACAGTGGTAAGTCATCAGCATCCCACACAAATCGTTCAGTTTCATCTACTCTTACCCTCCATGGATCATCTTGGTTCTCTATTTGTTGTATTGCCGCAGATCCATCGTCAATAAACCCAAAAGGCACTACATCATTTTCTATCTCTTGCATCTTTTGTTCAAACATCATTTGTTTTAGATTAATATCTGTCATATCAGAAAAGTACTGAGTAGATACAAAATATCCAAACAAAACTAAATTCATCATCAAATCATCATGATTACCCTCCGAAGCTTCGTATGATTGTCCCTTTGCTTCAAAGGTTGAGATCTCTAATATAGTATTATCATCGTTAACTGTCAAGCGGTTTGTTTCTAAAATATCCTTTATTGCAGAACATCCTAGACGTTTAGTCTTTCGGTTGATTTCAATACCTATCGCATTTGCTTTGACTGAAGACTCCACATGTACGTTTTCATATTCTAAATCATGATATAATCCATTACATACTACAGATCCTTGGTCATTTGATTCTACAACAACATATGCATCATTGTAGGGTTTTGCATATTTATAAATAATATTCGGGAAGAGCAATGGCGAGATAGTGTTGTTGCGATATACAGCAACCTGTGCAAACGGGCGAACGCTAATATCGATCAGAGTAAATGTAGAGTAGTCCTGCCCTCTTCCCTTTGAAACATCCACGGTCATGACATAGTCATGATCCTTTATAGGTTCTTCATATATTTTTAGTAGTCCACCTTCCATATATCTCTTGGGTGGTTTCGCACGTAGATTAAGTAATGTATCTGCGTTTACAAGTGTATCTCCAGTTCCGAAGAATGTATTACCAAACTCCTGATCAAACTGTAATTGACTTGTATTGGATATAGTTTGTTCTTTCCACTTCTCGTCTCGGCCTGGTACATCCCACCAATCCACACGAAAACTTTTGAACTCATTTATCTCTTGGACAGATCCTTCCCAGATCTTGTGGAACTGATTACCGATACCGTTTGCAGTAGATGTCACAATAACCTTTGTGTCTTTACCTGCAGAGATAACTGGATATGTAGAAGTATAGAATTCTGCCGCACGTTCTACGAAAGCAAACTCATCAAGATATAGAAGGTTGACAGACATACCACGAATGGAACTCCCACTAGTAGCAGCGGCAAGTATACGCGAGTTGTTAGAAAATTCGAGACTACCTTTATTGAGTGCTTTCGATCCAGGCTGAAGAAAGAACGGAATGTTCTCCAACATGAGTGTAATGCGGTTAAGCATTTCACGTGCAGTCGCACCTTTGTTTGCGAGGATGGCAACTGTTTTTTCTGGGTTGAAAAGAACGTACCAAAGGAGGTAGGCACATGCACTAATGCTTTTACCAGATTGTCTACATGCGAGGACGATGCTGAATCTGTTTTCTTGGAATTGGTCAAACATTCTCCTTTGGTATGGATATAAAACAAATGGAACCATCCCATCGTCTAGAGAAATAACCTTTACATAATTTTCTACAAAGTATATGGGATCATCCATACACTTCTTATATTCTTGTAATAAGTCTGGAGTCCACTGTTGAAGGACACCGTCTCTCTTGACGTTAGGATTCCCTAGATATGACTCTTTCTGCTTCAACATCAATTACATTATCTTCTCTTAGCATCTTTTGAATATCTGAGGTAGAACCTAAGTAGTAGTTATTCTGTTGATTTTCTACCTGTGGTGGTTTCTCTTCATCGTTCAATTGTTTTTGTTTCTTATTTAAATCTTGTAGTTTATCGTTGACATCTGCAACATTTTTAATTAAACCAGATAATACTTCATATGCACGAGGATGCTCGGACTCACGAGCAACCTCTATCATATTTTCTAGTGCGTCTTTTCCTTTTTCGATCAACTCATATAAAGTGTCACGAGAATAATCATAGTCATTATTTATTTTTTCATCATCACTCATTTGTCATCGGATTAGAATCCGCCTCCACCGCCACCAGCTGAGTCTAGTATTGTAGCACCAATTGTAGATACAACTTTATAAGATCCTCCACTGAATATTGCAAGTGTTGCATCTCCTGCGTTACCATCCGTAACATAAATCAATTGACCTTCAATACCAGATGGAACAGTTGCAACTGTGTATGGTTGTAACTTAACTGTGTCTGCAAGTGTCTGTACATAACCAGAGTCCACTATACTAGTTACGAATGCAGAGTCTCTTTGGTTGTCTTCTTGTCTTGCTATTATGTACGCAGAGTCTATAATATCTGTTACAAAAGCAGAGTCTCTGATATCTACTTGACGTGCTTGAACATATGCACTATCAATTAACTGTATTGCTTCTGCAGAGTCTAGTGAATTTAGTGTGTTAACTCTCGCGTTTACAAATGCGGAATCTACTATTCCTTCTATGTAAGTTTGATCGACAATACCAGTAACGTATGTAGTATCGATGAAAGTTTTTATAGTACCAGAATCAGTTCCAGTATTTATTTCGTTTTCAAGGTGAGTGAAATTGCCGTCTAGTTCTGCGAAGGTAAGTTCACTGCCTTTCGTGTTTCTTAATGTGATGGGCATTTATTTCTCCTTATGCACTATCATCAAAGGCTAGATCGATAAGAGTATCGAATCCATAGTCACTATCGGGCATTCCGATTATAGTAGTTGGGTTTGGTGTTACTGTCAATCTTTCTGCACGTACATCAGAGTCACCCTCTGCACCTGCATCACGGAAGAAAATGTCTGCGATTGATTTTCGAATGACAGTTGAATTTGCGATTGGGCCAAAGAAAGATATTTTCATTTCAAAAGATAATGTGTATATGATCGTTCTTCTTTGTTCCATCGCTGCTTCAAAATCGTCAGAGAAAGTTACACCTGAAATTATTACAGGTATGTCTTCTCTAAAATCTGGATACTCTTCTGGAAATGTTTTTATCGTTACAGTATACTGTGGATTAAACGTAGGTAATATTTGTTCAACGATTTGTAAAGCATCATCTTGACTTTTTGCGTATACACTTAGATCAAATGTAATCGTATAAGGTACTGGTGAAAAAAACTTTTGTGCCTTAGGAAATGCATTTGAGTCTGTAAGTTTTTGACCACGACCTTTGAAAGTACTGGTCTTGGTCAACTGTCGTGTATTATCATATGTCAAACTTGTAATCTCAAAAGACATACGAGGAAGTTTTATTGAAGTCTTTTCGTCTGTGTATAGATCCCCTTGTTGTCTAATTCTTTCTAAGAATTTCTTTCTAGGTGCGTATGCGAGAGGAACTTTTAATTGATTTAAAACTCCACCAGAAGCATTCTTGCGGATCACGTAGATATTGTTAAACAGTCTCCCAAAAATAGAGACTGATTTTCTTATCTTCTCATGATAGAAATGTGTACCAAACATTAATTATTCTCCGCATCGCCAAATGGATTGTCTTCTGAGAAATCTAAGAAGTCATCACTGAAGTCTCTGAATATATCATTCTGTTCAGTTTCAGATATCTTATTGTCTTCTCTAACTCCAGTGACTGTTAATCCACGTCCTACTATACCACCTTGAGTTATATTTATGATCTCACTACCAGTTACAAAATTATGATATTTACCATCATCCGCACCAACATGTGCTAAGTAAATATGTTGTGACGAGTCACCTGCAGAGTCATTTACAATTCTCTGTATCTCACCAGTGATGTTGATATTACCTGAGAGAGTTTGTTGAATTGTATCACCGACACTGTATGCAGAATCAACTCCAAGATTACCACCAGAGAAGTTTACACTTGGTACGGTAGCATAATTAGTACCACCACTCACTAAGGTTATTCCAGTAATTCTTCCACCACTTATTGCCGCAGTCGCGGTAGCACTATCTCCTAATGAGAACGATGAGTCTCCACCACCGATAAATCTTATGGTTGGTGGTGTTGTATAATAATTACCACTGTCTGTCAAGGTTAAACTATCAACAGTACCGACAACAGGAACACCACTATCTAAGACTTGGAAATCTAGTGTTGCCTCTGCTACACCAGATCCTGTAGGTATTACAGACAAGACGTACTGATAAGATCCTGTCTTCTCGATATCTTGAATATCTTCGATACCTGTATCAAAATCTTCTCCACTGTATTCGAAGAGTGTACAACGCATTTTGTAAACAGGTAAGTTTTCTATCTGATAGAATGGTTGTTCATGCTCTACGTGTTGTATTTCAAACATTTTATTTGTAAGAGGAAGATAAATTAAGTCACCCTCTGTAGGTCTGTCAGTATCGATGTCATTGTCTGGTCTGCGAACCTGCGCGGAGAATCTTGTACGTGAAACCACAAAAGTGGCCTCGTCTCTAATCTCTACACCAAACCTAGTAAACAGATCCCCCTCTCCATCAAATCCTTCTACATTTTCTATGTACATCTCTATCTTATGAGATGTTGGGAATCGAGATGAAACATCATCTCCCAATAGTACGTCTTCATTTACTAAGTCTCTCGGTAAATAGTAAACATCTTGTCCATAGATCTTTAGTGACTCTATGACTAAGTCTGCATAGAGATCCATTTCAGATCTTACTTTTTCCGAAAAGTAAAGGTTACGAGCCATTTATATTATCCTATAAAAAAGTCAACGGGCATTTCATGTTCTAGTCTAATTGTCTCTCTTAACCTTTCTAACTCTGTTGTACCATCATCATATAACTGTCTTCCGTTAAATGTTACACCGCCTGGCAATTGAACTCCTTCAAACTTAATTAAGTTCATTCCCCATTGTTGTTTGAATAATGCAGTGGTGTAATCTTTTAACCACATGTCATTGTAAATCGATGTGTGCGTTTCTGGATCTATTATAGTATAAACTTCTGCAACTACATACTCACCAACTTTAACATCCTTATCATGGAAGTCACCAAATATATGTAATCTGTCTTGATGTCTAGACCATTGGACTTGTGGCGTTCCGTTTAGTTTCATGTCTAGTATTGACAAGTACTGTTGCATTTGTTCGTAATATGCTAAGTCACCTGCGAAGTTCTGCAAGTCTGCTATGTCATTCAACATCATTTGATATTTTATATCAAAGAAGTTAAACGATGAGTTGAAAGAAGATGATACAGGAAAGAGTCTGGTCACAGTCAAAACATCTGAAGATATCGGAATGTATTCATTATCGACATCAGTCTGAGTAATCAGATGTTTTAGATATGTCCTAACCGTTGCGTCTGAGTGGTACTCTTGATAGTACTGTAATGCCTCATCAACACGGTCTTCCATTTGATCTTCATCAATGTTGATCTCCAAGACTGGATCACCAAGTCTTCGCTTGGCATAGTCTATAAGATCTTGTCTAGATGCAGGAACCGCCATAATAGTCTCCAAAAACTAAATTATTTGGTACTATTTATAATCTTTTTA